GTACTAATCATATCATAATGTTGGTCATTTATTTTCTTTGAAACTGATTGTAATTCACTTTGAGTATGATAAAGACTGGGTACAGCTCCGGTATGACAGCAAGGATATAACATCTTATGTGCATCAATGAATATCTCTTTGTCCTTTTGTACCTTGCAATCAATAACACTTTCATCCATTATTGTATTAAGACTATCAATTGTTTTTTTATCTATAAATGTCATGGGGGTATCAGAAGCTGGTTCAATTATATGTGTAAATTCACCCCTACGGTCAACTACGTTTATTTTTGGTTCTAATAGAAACCTTGAGCTATTCTTTACTGTAAATTGATTGAACCCCAATTCTTTGGACATCTTTTCAGCTTCATTAACCTGATGTTGGTTGTGTTTAAATCTAATGAAAACCCACTCTGCATTGCCTCCCCCATCTATAAAGGCTCTGGCGTTCTCAATAACTGTTTCAAATTTAGTTCCCACTCTGTATAAACTATGAGTATCACTTAACCCATCTAACGCAAAAACAACTCTATGATTTTTAGGCATAACACTAGCTAATTCTTTCCACCACTTAGTGTTTCTAGCACCCCCATTCGTATGTATAACATTACTGCATTCCGGGGCTATAGATGTTGCATAACGACACATCTCAAGTAAGTCACTGTTTATTATGGGGTCACCGTAATTACCACAAAAATAAAACCCGTGTATTTGAGTCAACAACTCTGCGTTCATTATGATTTTAAATTCATCTAATGTCCAGTCAGTTAACTTCAATAATGGGTTGACCGATCCACCGTTAATGTTTCTAGCGCACATTGGGCAACTGGCTTGACAGTTGTTAGTAATTTCCAAGTGTACTTGCTTCAGTTCATTAAATCTAAACATGTTATTTTTTACCTATCAACATATATCGAGTGTACATAGGTAGTTCTAGCTCTCCCTGATATAATATATTAATATCAGATTGATTTTTGAACTCCTCTATATCATTTGCAACTCTTATGTGTTCTTCTATCTTATAGTTATTACTTTGCAACACTATCAAACTGTTATGCGGTAGCCCAGACAACCATAAATCATACTGATCCTGAGTAATATGCTCACATGAGGTGTTGATAATTACATCACTGTCAGAACGAATAGTACACATGTCGCTGGTTATTGCTTTGAATCTACCCTGAATTTCTTCACCCTTGTTCATCATAGTAGCAATTGATTCACATGATGGATCAATGTCTATACTACGGATAGTAGTAACCGGGATATTACTTTGGAATATCATGCTAGCAAGTACACCCACCCAGCCACCGTGAATGTCAATACTAGAAGCAAAGTGTACATGTTCATCTAAACAATCGATCAACCACTCTTTGCTTTTAAGTTGTCCACTCCAGAATGAATCCATTGTACGCATTGGATCGTTACTTTGTCTAATTGCTTGCATCCAATAGTGCAAATGTTCTGTATCTATAATCATATAATTGAATCCTCAATTAAACATTGTTTAATATCTTTTGCTATTCTTTGTTGTGTTAATGGACCGGGGTGATTTCCGTCTAGTGCGGTATCTATAAAATGGTGTACATTTATATCTCTAAATGGTATATTGCAATACTTAGGTTTATACTCTTTGTACATGGGATACTTAACAAAAACATTATAATGGGGGACATTTAAACTATCTAAGTATAAATTAGCATGATGTATTTGAAGCCAAGACCTCATTATTAAATCAGTATCATTGTGTGTAAGCATCCAAATTTTTGATAGCCCACCCCTCGTCCATGATCCAATGTGCGTTGTATCACCGCTGGTATCTGTTTTTCGATTGAACAATTCTTTGATGGGTATATATTTTTTATTAAAAATCATATCTCTACTATAATAACTCCACATAATTACACACACGGAATCTTCATTAAACTTAGTGTTAAGTATTTTATGTAAGATAGCAAGATTGCTAAGTCCCGGTTGACTGTAATTTTTCAAATTATATCCTAAATCATTTGCCAACAATGTTGGCCATGCGTATTGACTATGTACTGGGCCAGCAGTATAAATATCTCCGTGCTTTACCCAACAGTCTTCTAAAGCGTCACCGTATGTATATGAACATCCAAATGTAACTAAATTTTTCATAACTTTTGCTTGGGAATCTTGCTGTCTGCGCTACTAACACATGATGGGGTAGTGCAGACTACAGGTTTGTCAAAGATAGTAAAGCCTTTACTCAATGATCCTAGTGGTTTGTCTCCGCAACTGTAACTACGTTTTACTTCATCACTGCGTATCACTAGGCCCTGATACCCACTATTGCACATCCATCCTTCAAACTTATTGAACCCAAAGCTGTTAAAGCGTTCTGCTTGATCCAGCCAGTATATTTTATTTGTTTCATCTATCAGTTTAACTTGTAGTACAGGTTCACCGTTTGATTGTTGTGGGAACCCGTTACGCATAATTTGTATCATTTCATCAGTGTATCCATTGACAACAAAACTAGCAGTGGGATCACTTTGTGGCTTCAATGTAACATTAATCCCGCGTTTATGAAAACGATTCAGTCGTTCATAACTTTCCCAAAAGAATTCAGGAACCATAACTTGATTCACTGTGACATATACTTGTTCACCCATCAATGCTAGAATCTTGTCGCCAAACTCGTTCTCTTTAGCAAACTCACTATGGTAGCTAGCAGTAAGACTTCTGCGTTGTAGTAAGTTAGTGGCTTTATCCCACCGTAGCCACCATGCAATACTGGGTGACAGATTGGTAGTCATGTGGACACTTTGATAGCCTTCTACCGGGCCCTCATCTAAGTGTTGGGTAAGTTCTAGCAGATGCTTGTATGCTGTGGGTTCGCCGCCGCTAAAGCTCCAATGAAACTTATTGAACCCATTACGTCTAGCTTGTTGTTTGATACTGTCAATACTGTTCTTGTATACAGATAACTCTTGATGATCGGGAACATTGCTATTAGCATATGGCCAGCAATAGCTACAAGCATAGTTACAGAAGCGACCAAGTATCCAGCTAACAGTGAACAAGTTCATATCAAGCATATTTGCTTGCCCGAACTTAACTATCCTATCGAACGGGATATCACTGAAGTTGTTTTGTGTATGCATCATGTAGCCATTCGTAGTTATTGATTAATTTTAGTTTTTCGTCATCGTGTTTATTTGTCTCACCGTACAATTTACCCATCAATGCACCGCGAATTGTTTCACTCCCGTACTGTTCTTCAGCCCCTACACTACACCATGTGAATAATCTATCTAGAGTTTCACTTGATTGCTGTCTGTCTATCAATTGGCTAGACAGCTTGACGCATTCACGGAAACTTGTACGCCATGCACTGAACGCATCTGTGTTAAACTTATGTATGTTGCTTATAATGTGTATGGGTTCATACAGTGTACTGATGCTGGTAGTCATATCTACTTTATTAGTACCCATACGCATAGTAGCAAGACGAGGAAGCAGTTTAATTCCACCGTGACCATATACTAGTTTGTTAACGGGGTTTAACGAACGAAAGACTCTAACAGTGGGTTGTTCGTAGAATTTTACATCATTGTACGTAAAGTTAAAATCATCATGTATGATTGCATCACCATCTACTACCCAAAAGTAATCAGTTTGACACATCTTGGCAGCACGTATATGCGCATTGTGTATACCCTGAACTCCACTCAGTACTTTAGTACGATGGAAACGTTCTTTAACTTTGTTGTAATTTTCTTCCGCACCTAGCTCATTGTTATGAATGAATACAATATCATACTCTGGTGTATAGTTTATAGGGCTACGTGTTGGATTGCTAATACGAGTTCTGTATTCAGATGACAACTGGCCCTGTAATGCTATTCCAATATTGTTGTCGTTAGTCTTTTCTTTAATTAATACACCTAAAACATTCACTTCTTCTAGTAATGTTCCGGGCATTACATTTGTCATATGCTCAAACAATTTATCAAGGAATGAAAAATTCTTAACGTTGTTTGAACCGTCCCAATAATTAACTTTGAGCATGAAGTAAGCTAGCCTTGCCCCATAGATAGAGTATAATCCATTCTCTACATCTTCACCAATATGCATCCATCTCCATACTCTGTCATAGTTACGCCAGTCTATGTTATCATCACGTGTGAGTTTTATTATTTCACGAAAACCCGCACGCCATGCTTGTAGTGGGCTACCATTAATGTGCAAGTCACTACCTATGTTGTTTAGTTCTATATACTTGTTTAATACAAAGTCAATACTATCGTCATCACCGTTTTCATGTGTACGCATTTCCAGGATATGTTTAACGGGCCAGCATTTAATGCCACCATTACCATAACTAGTACCATTAATAATGTTATGGCCCGCATAGCTGATAACATCTTCATCGGTGTATTCAATATCAATATCGGTCTTATAGAAGTCATCTCTGACCCAATTGTCTCCGTCAATGATGACAACACGGTCAGTTGTTGCTAGTTTAGCACATTCTTTGTGTGCAGTATCACTACCTTCTACCCCATGTACTCTTAGTGCATTTGGGTTAAGTGTTAGTAAATGTTGATAGTTTTCTTCACAGTTTGGTTCGTCATAGCTTAGAAACACTGTGGTATAGTCTGAGGGATTAAATCGCATGACTATATTTATAATGTAAATATGTCATGCTTAAGATTATTAGTTCACCCCCGTTTGACGATTACAGTAAAAAGCTATTTTATCAAATGTTTGGGCAAAAGAATAAATTGGGTTTGTCCGCCGCTAGTTTCGTCTACCTATGGACCGGGTCTTTGAGTAATGACAATACTCATTCCCATATCAATTCAATGTTGTTTAAAATAAATCCCGCGGAGCTTCCCAGATTTGTCGATTTTATAACTGCCCATGCACTGATGTTAGCTGGCAAAAAAAGATTTTTTAATTCACGGGATGAAATGTTTTCTTTATACCGTGAATATATAAAAGTAGATGTTTCACGTGAAATGTTTGACCGTTATTATTCTCGTTATGCAGAAAGTATAATAGACCGCAGTACAATAGAAGATATGATACAAGAGGCTTGTATCAATGATGTTGTGGTATTGTTTGTTAAGGATCATTTTAGAATTTCTACCCATAATGCATGGATAAACCCTATGCCCGAACTTAGTGAATATTTCACTAACTTATTCGCATTTTATCCTAACAAGAGGTTTATATTAGTAACATCGTTAGAGAACTTACACAAAGAAATTGTTAATGATAACTGTACTATAATCCCAATGGGAGGGGATATAACAAACCAAATAGATAGTTATATGCAATTTATTCCGGAGGTTAGTAAGAACACAGAAGCAAAGAACTTTGTTTCATTAAACAGGGGATCTCGGAATCATAGACTCTATACAGTATCGGCTCTTTATGGTCGCGGTCTAGATGAGTATGGTAACATTAGTTATTTGTCATACGTGAATCAAAGCTCATTGTCAGACATCATTCCATATGATTATCTAGCAGATAGTAAGTACACGATAGCTAATAATGGACATGCACGTTATTCACTTGCTAAAGAGCAGAAAGTTGAAGACTCCATAGACATTTACGCTGTGCAGAATGATAACCTGACTAACTTTAAGCAAAGTTTACAATCTAAGTACAACAACAGTATAATTGAGCTTGTGTCTGAGACCAGTTACAACGAATGTAGTTTTAACATTACAGAAAAGACATTACACTTTATATATGGAGCCAATCTCCCGATAATGATATCTAGCCCCGGAACAGTGGATTTCTTGAGAAACATGGGGATAGATATGTTTGATGATTTGATAAATCATTCATATGATACGATAGAAGATCCGGCGGCAAGAATCAACGCCGCAATTGACTTAAATATAGACATTTTAACATCTTCAAACATGATTGAACTGTGGAAGAAGCATAAATACAGAATAGATAAAAATATTGCCTTTGTCAAAGAGGGCAAATTAAGAACTTATTACTCTGATAGATTTTGGAGTACCCTAATAGGAAAACAACAATGAACCATTATACTTTAATGCAATGTGCGATACCAAAAGAACAGATGATTTCTTTCATTACAGCTTGTAACAATAATCTAGACTATTTTGTCACTGTGGACGATTTACTCGGGGATTCAGAACCCCATTCATTATCTGAAATAAATGACATATTTGATTTGTCAGATCCTCAGTTTAAGACAATAGCTGTACGTATCAATCCTTATAAAAGACTAGTATTGGCTTATTTAAAAAGTATAAATCCGTTAGTAGATGCTGAACGTAAACTTGGTCCTAACTATGTAGATTATACTGTGTGCAATACCTTCAGTGAATTCTTAGACCTATATCTAAGCCCGTCAAACCCAAATTTTAACTTACATTCGCTAAACGTTTCTACCTTGTATGAACCAATCAGCACTGCATCAATCAGTTATCTATTAGAGTTTGATACATTTAGTACTGACGTAAAAACTATTCCAGAATTTGCTAACATAGAAGATGTATCATATCTAGCAGAAGCGCAGGCTATGTGTGCTAATTACAAAGAACTGTATACCGAAGCTGACAAAGCAAAAGTAGCAGACCTTTTTGCAGTAGACCTTGCGTCCGGTAATTATACGTTCGAATAACAATCAACTATATCGGGGAAAGTTTTTCGCCAATCTAAACGGCGAATCTTATCCATCTGTTCAATATAGTTGAACATTGGGTACGCATCATCATAAACATCCATGTTACTAAACATTTTGCTTATATCATGATTGTCTCCATATGTATGAAATACTTTTTCTCTTAATTTATTACTGGTATATCTCAAATCCATTGTACCTAAACATGCATTGGGTCTTACTATAGAACGGTCTGTTTTAAATTTACTAGAATGGATATTATCTGTTAACCAGTCTTCTAACTCTTTAATATACAATACATTCAACGGGCTAATTGTACAATTTACGTGAAGTCGTGCATCAGTTTCGTTCATTAGTCTTTTTATAATAGGATCACAACGATGCCACTTAAGTGGCCAACGTAAGTAATTAAATCTTTCCCCAACACCATCTAAACTTGCCCCGTACACTATGAACTTATAGTCTTCCCATAATTTAAGTACTTCGTCACTTGGATAGATACTTCCATTTGATTGATATCGAATACTAACTTTACTCAAGTCGGGATGTATCTCTTTCAAATGTCTAAGCATTTTAACGTGTGATTTAGTATAAAATGGTTCCCCTCCCATAATGAAAATAGTTTCTAGTTTATCTAAGGGAACTGTGTTTATCAGTTTACGAAATAGTACATCACTGGTATCAGTATCATCTTCGGTAAGTTTTATTTTATAACGAACTTCTGCTATTTTTCTTTCAAACGAATTGGTTATGCTAATTGCCTTATTGGATATGCCATTGAGATTTATATTATGTTTCTTTTCAAACTTAGCCCACGTGGTGCTACAATAACTACCACAACTAAGGCAGGCTGCATTACATTTAGTATCGAAACTAATTTCTAGATTGACGCAATCACCGGGTGATGAGTCAGCAGATATATTGTAGTTTGCATTCAACCTAGGCTTTAATATATCTACCCCTGATTCTTCCATAGTTTTACATGTACTGCATTCAGGTAACCAACCGGTTGCATTATGTGCATATTCCATGTCTCTTTTTAGTTCTTCCGAATTCGACATGTCAGTTTTCTTAGAATAGAAAC